CTCGCAGGCATTCCAAGCTATCGCAGATCAGCAGGCAAAGGCAGCGCAGGACGGTATCAATACGGTAAACGCTGCATTGGAACGTAGAAAAGAGATAGCCAAACAAGAGATCGACCTTGAAAAACTAAAGGCGGCAGAGGTTAAAGCTCTGCAAGATCAGGGTATCAAAGACAAGGAAGTTTACGAGGCAGCACTCAAGGCCATAGAAGATAAGTACGCGCAGGATCGCGCTAATCTCAAGAAGGAAGACAACAAGTTAGCAGAGGAATCGGGACAAATACAATCAGCGGCACTTAATCAGATTGCAACTTCAGCCGCTGCATCTTATGCAGCACTTGTTGCCGGTGGTGCTAATGCCGGCGATGCTCTTAAAAAAGTAGTAGGTCAGACAGTGCAGAGCTTGCTGTTGTTATATACACCATCAATTATTGCCTTGTTCAGCTCTATTATCCCTCCACCATTCGGACAGATCGCAGGTATAGCAGCAGTAGCAGCATTGCAAGTATTGCTTGCGTCTGCATTGTCTGGCTTTGAAGAAGGCGGTTACACAGGCAACGGCGGCACAAAGCAAGTAGCGGGCGTAGTTCACGGTCAAGAGTTCGTGATGACGGCAGAAACAACACGCAAGAACAGGGCGCTGCTTGAGCACTTGCATAGCGGCAAATCGCTTGAGTCATTCCCTGCTTTGCAGAAAATGCTAGCGGATAACCAGATCAGCACGATACCAGTAACTGAATTGCAGCTTATGCGCTCGGAGCTATCCGCAATTCGGCAGCGTCTGGACTCAATGCCGAATGGGATACAAGGCAACATGGGCGTAGATGTGCAAGTAGGCATGGATACGTACCTTTACGAGCGCGACCGCTCACGAATGATTGCAAGAAAGTTGAGAGGATAACATGCCAGCAAAGAGTAACTGGACAATGACGCTGTATGGCAGCAATACAGATACAGCAACAATACCGGCAACCGTGGATGCTACTTATGGCGGTGCTTTAATGTTGATTTCATCGCTCACAAGCCCAACAAGCAAAAGCGTTTACATACTTGCTCCGCAGTTTGACTATGTGTTCAACACAGGCACGCTGGAAGATGTAAGCGGAACAGTCATAGGATTCACGACGCGCCGTATACAGTTTCAAATAGAAACCTATCCGTTTAGTTACAACGCAACGAGCGTATCGCTAGAACAGGATATTGAGGACATGATTACGCTGTTGAACATCATCCGCGATTTCAAGTATCTGTACCTTCGCGTAGATGGTGGTTCGCGGGCTTATCCAGCGGCAACGTATGTATATCCTGTGACATTGACGTCTAATAACACGGCAATCAATAAGCAATTTGGTAACCGCACACTAACGCTCACGTTTGAGCATAGGAAGCGCAGCTAATGGCACACTATCGCATTGCTCGCACTATGCCGAACGGATGGCAAGTGCGGCTGGACATGATAAGCTACGACGGGGCATTTGGTGACACGATCGTACCGTTGCCAGAAGTGGTACTGCTTGAAATGGGCGCACTAACAGCAGAGTTTGATTCGCTGCCGTATGGCCTTATGAATCCTGCTACGTTCTCATTTAGGCTTATATGGGATCAGCTACCAAGTGGCGCTGGTTCTATACAGGAATATATTGAACAAGGTTACGACGAGACAAGCCCCGGAATATACACTCGCAATACGTGGTATCTCTACACAGACCGAGGTACGAGCGGCGCAACGTGGACGCTTGAGTTTGCAGGATGTGAAGACAACGTAGAAGCACTAGAATTGCAGCCGCTCGATAACGGCTTTTTCTCATACAACGTAGAGCTTGTAGACATCGCGTATTACTGGCTTAAAACGAAGAGCGGCTATGACATCTTTAACGGCATAGGAACGCTGGTAGATTCTGAACAAAATGCATGGCAAATAAAGCTAGTTGGCTCTGGCTTGTTTGAACGTGAGCAGTTACATGAGTTCTGGAGCATTAACACATCAGCAAAGTTTATTAATCTATACGATGTACTGGACGCATATGCTGATAGTGGAGGCGCTTGGAATACAGCTCTATCTCATTCTACTATAAGTGGCAACTTTGACTATGGAAACAATCTACGCAAAGTATTAACACATGCCGTAGACTGGTTTGCGCCTGCTAACATTACGTCACTTCCACGTAATGCAGGCAGCACGGCGCTTACTAATCAAGAGCTTTGGATGATTGCAACAATTACGCCAAATGGTCAAACAACACCAATCGGCGGAATGCTTGTGCCACAAGACAAGTACGGCATAGCCAATGCAAACGTATCTGCTTATGATGTGTTGCGAGAGCTATGCGAGCAGTCTGGGGTACGTGTTGGTTATCGCTTTGAGGTAAGCGGCAGCGGAGGAACTACGGCAATACGTGTAATTTTTGATGTTAAGCGTATTACAGAAGGCCGCGATGATCCGAGCAACGTAGATGCTACGCTTTCTTTGTCCAGCGCGTTGACGTACTCAAGCATCACAAAACGCGGCGATAACATTCTAAAAGCAGAAGTACGCTACGAAACGGAATCAGATCGCGATGCTACGGATATTGTCAAGGTGCAGCGCGGTGCTAGGGCATCTCGGAGCATGAACATAGAGCCGCTTTTGCATAACATGCCGGTGCATATTCAGGACAACAACCCAGATGATAAATGGCCACGGTTTAAAGCCCCTATAAAGCAGACTAACCAGCTATTTGTTCGTGGTAGTTACTATCCAGCTCCCAACGGCTCGGCTAACAACTTCATAAAAATACATGAAAAGACGCGCATTAATTACAGCTCATCACAGTACGTTGAAGTCGACCCCGACGGTCTCAAGAATCCAGTAAAAGCAACTGATTTTAAGACGAATTCACAAACGCAAGCCACGTACTTTTTGCAGATTAATGACTGTCAAGTGAACGGATGTATCACGGCTGCCTTGTGCAACCTGCTTTTGACCGTGTTTAGCAACGAAAACAACGCTATTGTAGAGGTAGAGTGGCCTTTGAGCATAAGCAATAAGGTGATGACGGACTACATAGCAGGCAAATTTCAGCTAACCAACGAAGCGGCAGGCAAGTTCGGCAACATCTCATGGGATAAGGCAATGCCAGTATCAATATCCGTTGACTTGATAAGTGCAAAAGCTACACATCGTTACTATATGGTGAGCGCATAATGCCAATTAACGATCCAATCAAGAACCGCAAGGTAGCTCCAGCATCGCTTGCGTTTGAACGTGACCAAATGCGTAATGGTGCGATCTTCCAAGTTGGTACAACGCCAACATCAGTGACGTACCAAGAAATCGTAAACATCCGTTACGGCGATATTACGCAGCTCTATATCACTAACCAGTATATCCAGACGGATAACGATCGCATAATGAAGGCAATGCACGAATCTGAACACAGATCGAAGCATTGGGTATCAGATTACAAGCGTTCTTTCCAATGGGATATAAAGCAGAATCAAGCATACCGAGTAAATGACTGGCAGATACTAGCATTTAACAACGAAGTGCTGCGGGCTATGGGCTGTTCCAATGGCGGCGTAGTGGCGGATGGTACGGCGTACTGGCAGTACCGCTGCCCAGAAGATGCGGCAGGTATATACTGGATATATGCTTACCTCAATTTTCAGTTTGCCAACAATGCCAACGTCTCAAGCTCAAAGCTCGGTCTATTCCTAAACGGTTCGCTTTACCGTTTGATTGATAACGTTGACAATAGCATGATGGGCGCAAACAAGATCATTGATACGCGCATGGGCGGCGGTGCTCACATACCTATGCGGACGGGCGACGTACTAACTATACGTATTTACGCCAAAGATAGCTTGGCTGGTTTGGACGTAGCTTTGTATCCTACATCTGTTTACGGCTATGTAACGGGGCATCGTGAGAACTGCGACAACATCGAGATATACAACAACCCAGTAACAGGATTTCTTTACCAATTCGACCACAACCAATGAGCTGCTTACCAAATACACCTGTCGCGCCTAATCTTTTAAGCGCAACTAACTCTAGTGATCTCGGATGGATCGATTTAACCAGCGTATCAACGAGCTCGCTTTCGCAATACTATCCCGTATCGAATACGGTGATAACGTTTGAAGGTACGGCCAACACGACAAATCAGCACATGATCTTGCGGCAGCTTGAGATAGAAGAGACTGCTAGCAGTAGCGCCAATATCAAGAAAGCTCCGCTGCATGTTTACCTCTATACAAACAGTTCTCCGAGCACGCCAACGCTCGGGGCGGTTTTTAATGGCAGCGTAACTGATCTTGTGGCGGTCGTACCAGTAGCGCAGGCGGACTATGTGCGCGTAAGCGATACTAAATGGGTGGCACGCGTTAATCCTGATCGCTACTATCGTACTGGTGTGGGTTCTACGGCGGGCTTCTTGTACGGCATCGTGATATCCAACAACGGCTCAAGTCTTACTTATGCAGCATCGGCAGCGTTGCGCTTAAAGGTGATAACGGAAGCAGGTACAGCGCTATGATAGACGTTGAAGAACTGATCGAGCAGCTCAAAGTAATTGCATACGATGACATACCGCCGGTACGCCGCGCGCAGCTATTGCATGTTATCGTCTATCTGGAGCAATGGGCGAAAGATCACAACGTAAGGGCTAACTGATGGGTAATAAAGCAGTCCGGCTAACTGACGAAGAATACGAAGCGGTCGCAGCTATGCGGGCAGAGCGGCTCAAAAAGATGAAAACCAACAACACCAACATTCAGCTTGGTATTGCTAGGGCAGAATCTAGCTATGCCGAGCAGGCCGTAACCGGTGCTGTATTCGGTCAAGAGCCGGAGCCAGTCGCTCCGCTTGCAGGAGAGCTGCGCGAAGATGAGATAACGGACTTGTCTATGTGCAACAAGATTGGCGTAATCTCGGATGCTCATTGGCCCTTTCACGATCTGCGCAGGGAAGCAGACGGAACGTATAGCGGCGCATATTTAACCGCTATTGAATGGCTGCGCAACTGCGGAGTAGATACGCTGCTTCTAAATGGCGATATGATGGACTGCTACAACCTTTCATCCCATGAAAAGGTAGAAAATAACAGGTCATGGAAGTGGGAGCTG